CTACTTCAGCGGCCTGACGCGCTCGGCCTTCCGCCGGTAGACGCGCTGCGTGGTCCGGCTATCGGCGTGCGACAGGAGCGCCTGCGCGTGCTCGAGCGATTCGGCATCGCTGGCCGCCTTGGCGCGGATGTCGTGTTCCGTGAAGCGCTCGGTCACCTTGGTTTCCGCCATCACGCGCGCCATGAAGTTCGACCAGAGCGACTCCCAGCCGCCGGCGCGGCCCGTCTCCTCGTTGATGTAGCCCTCTCCCTTCAGGTTGCAGAAGAGCCAGGGCGAGATGTCGACCGGGCGCGCGGCGAGCGCTGCGTCGACGGCCGCGCGCAACTCGTCGGTCCAGAGGTAGACGGTGCGCTTGCCGGTCGAATTCTGGGTCTTGTGGCGCTGGATGTGGATGCCGTCGTCGCGAAAGTTCACGGCCGGCCGCAGGCGCAGGAGGTCGCCGCGGGCCATGCCGGTCAGCATCTTGATCCGGATATAGGCCTGCGCGGCGCGCACGCTGCCGCGGCGCCGCCGCGCATCGAGCGACAGGCACGCCTCGATCTCCCAATCCTCCACGTAGCGGTCGCGCGGCGCTTCGGCCTTCACGCGCATCTGCCAGGCGAACGGGTGCCGGTCGATGTAGCCCCATTCGACGGCCTTCGTCAGCGCATGCGACAGCACTTCGATTTCGCGCTTCGCGCCGGTCTTCGCGTCGCCGCGCTGGCGCAGATAGCCGTAGATGATGGTCGGCACCAGTGAAGCCAGTGGCGCCCCGCCGAGCTCCTTGCGCAGCGGCTTCAGCGCGGCGATATTCTGCTGGCGCGTCGCAGGCGCCTTCGTCGGGATCACCTCGATGGCGTACTGCTCGAGCAACTGGTTGACCGTACGCACCCTGTCGAGCCGGCCGACGCGTTCTGCCCAGACCGCGTATGCCTCGGGCAGTGATGATCCCAGCCGAAACTTCCGCTTGCCGTCCCACATGTGCTCGAGGCCGCGGGGCACCATGTAGTAATAGGCGCCGTGATGGAGCGTCCAGCCAGTCGGCAGACCCTGGTTTTCCTTCTTCCTTGCTCGGGGCATTGTCAGTTCCAGGCAGGTCGCCATTCGGGCTCAGCCGCCCTCTTCTCCGGCTTCTCGCCGAACATACGCTCGACGTGCGCGCGCAGCACGGCGATCGAACCATTCGGCCGAATCTTGTGTTGCACGCCCATGCCGTTGAGCGTACGCACGCGCGCAGCATTCTGGCGCTTCCCGGTGAGCTCAGTCAGCTCGTCGTCGGTCAGGAACATGGACTCGCTCACTTGCCGTCCTCCGTGGTGATGCGCGCTTGATGCAGCGGCATTGCGATCCAGCGTTCTTCAGTCGTAACGAACGGGACGCATCTCGGGAATCTGCACATGACATAACCGCCTGAGCGTGTCATGAACGTGAGCTTCGCTCCGAACCGATCTTTGCGCGGCCGGGTATCAAATGCAGGCTTGCTCAAGATCCACCTCCAGCTTCGGTGATGCGTGCCCCTATCTCGGCGGCAGCGCGGGTGATGGCGCGGCGCAGTGCGGCGCACGGATCATCGCCGTTGGATTCTTCCACGCACACAGAGTAGCTTCGCGTGGATGCTTCTTGGCTATGCGCATCGGGCATCAGGTCAAGCCGAAGCTTCACCGCCAGCCGTAGCGCGTCGCCGTCGTCTGTCAGCGGGTTCCATCGGCAAGCTTGCTCCGAATGCTCATCAACGCCGTGCGACCAAGTCGATCCGTCGTAATCTTCGACGACCACCAATCCCGCCGCCTTTGCGGCTAACCCCAACAGTTCTCGATCGTTCAAGATCCACCTCCATCGCGAGCGGCGTCCACTTTGGGCTGCTCGATTCGGTTCGCCATGTATTTGGCGTGTGCCTTCATTTGCAGGTCGAACATCTCGCGCAGCATTTCGGCACTTTGAATCGACATTGATTCGGGCCAGCGAATGGTGACGTGGCCGCCCTCGGGCAGATGCAGTCGCATTTCCTGATATCGGATGCCGCGAACAATTTCGAGGGCGCCTTCCAGTTCGGCGATGCGCTTGGCGCTCCGCTCGACCTCCTGCCTTGCCTCGAAATTCGCCATGGCCGTGTTCAAGAGAACTTGGATAGCCTCGGCTGCGACGTGGTTTCCGACCGTCTTCAGTTCTTCTGCGATCGACTGATAGCGCGTGACTTCGCTCACGATTTCTCTCCCTTGCGTGCGGCGACTTCGATCGCCTTGCTGAGTTCTTCGTAATCGCGCTGGTAAACCGGATTGCGCTCCGCTGCGTGCGCGAGCGCTGGTATTGCTCGGCGCGCAGCAGTAAGGAGCGCATCCTCGCTTTCCGAGATAGCCGGCGCAGGCGAGGCGGCCCGGATGATGGCCGCCAGCTTCGTCACGATCTCGACGCGCGTTTCCTCGCCGATGTTCTCGAAGCCCCGTTTGATTGCGCTGCGGTCGCTCAGGTCACGGATGATGGCCCGTGCTGCCGCGTGCGCCGAATCGACCGCCGGCGGTGCAACGTATCTACTGTCGTCATTCCACCAGGCGTCAGAAGCATCGAAGGGCCATTTCGCGCTCATTTCATAGTCGCGCCTAACCTCTGCGTCGAGGCGTGCGCGTTCGTCGTCGCTCAGCTTGTCGCTCATCGGGTGTCTCCCTTGCGCCAGTTTTTTCTGTTCATCTGATTGATCCACGCTTGCTTGCGGGCAGCAGATCGCTTGTCACTCTCGCATTGCAGGAGTGCTACGAACGGAACGGTGATCGGGTACAGCGCGATTCCGACAAGGCACATCGCAAGCATTAGAAGCGTTGCGGCAACCTCTCGGAGCGCCATCCCGAACCCCTCCCATAGGATCGGGCTGACGGGTGATTTCAGCAGGCCAACGGCCGCCTGCCGTAGATACAGGCCGTAGTTCTTGAAGTAGCCGTTCACGCTTCGCCTCCCTTCCCACCCTGAGCGCCCTGAGCGCCCTGAGCACGAGCAGCGTCGAGCACGTATTGCACGGTCTCTCGGTGGGTATGGCTCACCGCCATCGCTTTGCGATCGACCGAAGGGATGTCGCGGCGGTACGTATCTGCGAGAGCGCGCAGCGCCGTTTGATCCGACTCTCCGTGATCGCTCAGTTCACGAAGTTCGACGCAGCGCGCGATCAGGTCGGCACTCGGCGCCCCCGCCTCTCCCGCATCAGCAGGGACTCGAAACAACGTGCGCACCTCGAACTGATCGGGTTTCGCCGTGCACGCTTCGAACTCGGTGCGGGATACGTCGGTCCATGCCGGCGCCTTGAGCAACCGCGACTGGTAGATCGGCTCGCGCGCCTCGGCCGGTGCGGCGGCCTGTTCGTCTTCGACGATCTTCAACGCTTCGAGCACGTCGAGGAAGAAAACCAGAGGGCCTGCCTCGCTTTCTTTGCCATCCCAGTTGTAGCGCTTGAATGGCGGCACCAACGCCGGTGCGGCGGCCTGCTGCATGACACCTGCAATTTCGTCCTGCATGCAGCTCAGGGTCTTCGAGGCCGGTGCGGCGGCCTGCGATGCGCGGGCGGCTGCAAGCACGTCGTCAACCATGATATTGCTGGTAATGCAAAGCCGTTCGTCGCGGGAACCTAACGGCGAGATGTCGGCCCCGAGTTCGCGCAGCTTCTCCACAAACGCCGTCCGCTCGTCGGCCGTGGCCGGATTCTTCCGCGTGCCATCGTCGATGTCGCAAGAGTCATCCGGACAGCAGACGCCATCGCGGTTGCCTGCGAGACACACGTCGCCCCCGTTCTGGCAATGCTGCTTCGGAGCCGTCCAGGTCGTCTCGGCCGTGGCCGGCGATACTGCTGCGCGCTCGGCCAGCATGGCGCGGACGTGGCGCTGAATTGCCTTGGCTTCGTCCTTACCGGCCATGTCGTAATCGACGGGCCCGTCGTCGCCCGCGCCTGCATGCCACACCGCTGCATGAAGGTTCGCGAGCAGCACATCGAGTTGCAGCAGATCGTCCGCGGCCTCTCCATCAGCGGCGACAGCCCCGGTAACTGCCGCCTCGTGCTCTGCGACACACTTCGGCGAATGGCTGACGCCATCCGTCGCGCCGCAGTTCTTGCCTTGGCACGCAGCACCGTTAGCGGCGACAGCCTGAGCGGCAACCCAGTTATGGCCGATCCAGGGCGTTTCCTTGGTCCACGTATCGGCCTTGCCGCTCGTCTCGATCGCCTCGACGCCAACCGTTGCAACGTCGGCCGGCCGCCACACGATCCCGCATGCGTGGCAGAGGTGCGACCGGTGCGGCGGGTTCGTCCAAGTGACTTTCGGCGGGACCGCACGACCGGCATTCGGGCCTCCGGAGATGAGCTGGCCAGGCTCGCTCTCCGGCGCGTCGATGTGCTGCGTGCCGCACCGCGGGCAGAACAGCAGCATCGGGATCGGCTCGGCTTCGGCGACCGGGGCGGCGGGAGCGGCGTCGAGCATGGCCCCGTAGACTCCGCGTGGCGTGCAGTTCACGAACGCCGCACCTTTCTGGAGTCCGTCCCACCAGCAATCGAGCATTTTTTGCGTCGGCTCGATCGGCACCAGCTTCCACCCCTCCGGCAGTCCTGCTGCTCGCGGGGAGGTGAGAAGGGCGCGGAGGCGCACGAGCGTTTCGCGGGGGACGCGTGCGATGCCGTTTTCGCTGCTGTCGATCAGGTGGGCGATATCGCGATCCAGATCGGCGGTGGTGTTGTTCGTCATGGTGTCCTCACTTGACCAAGATATCCGGCACGATCACGGACGGCTTGAACACAACCTTGTAGCGGTAGATATCAGCCGGTGCAGGGTCGATCTGCTCCATGAAGTACGTCACGTTGTCCGACAGGCCGAGGTAGTGTTTCTTGTACTGGCCCGGACCGACTTTGCAGGTGATCGTCATCTTCTTTTCGGTGTCGTCGTTGCCTTTCGAGCACAGCCCCTCGATCGTGAGGATGTAATCGCCGGTGATGCCGTTGTAGAACACGACGCGGCGATTGATCTCGAAATTGTCTGCCGCCGTCGATAGGTTGCGCGAGGCCACGTCAGCGTCATTGCATCCAGCTACTGCGGCGAGTATTGCTGCGCCAAACACCGCGCAGGCCGATTTACGTGCGATATGGTTCATGGTGGTCAAATCCAGTAGGTCAAGTCAGTTGCATCGAAGGGCGCGCGGCTCGATGCACGCGGCTTTCGATGGAACCGAAAAAGGGACCGGCCGAAGCCGGCCCAAACGCACGTCCGGGGGAACGCGCAGACACTTGGTTACTCGGCCGCGTCGCGGGCCAGGTCGGAGCCTTCGAAGGGATCGCGGTCTTCGTCCTGCTACGGAGTTCCGAACAGGCCCGGATCCACATAGTTGTCCGGCGGAGTCAGCGTGATGCCGATCTCCTGCTGCAGGCGTGTGGCGATCTTGCCGTGATCCACTTCGTCCTTCGGGTGGGCTGTGATCTTGAAGTGCACGCCGACGCTGCCGCCTTCCTGCGTCGTGAAGCGGATGTCCTTCATGCCGCAGTCGGCCAATAGCACATCCTCGACGCCACTCGCGCCGATATGGAAGCGCAGCAAGTACCCTTCGTACTTACGCTCCCAGGCCATCTGCCGCATGAACGGGAAGCGCAGTTCGGTCAGCCCGTCGTGGTCCATCGGCAGCTCGCCCGGCTTCGGCAGCGGCTTCCGGTATAGCGCGTTGCGCAGAGCCGAGTCGAACATCTCCAGCACTTCGCCGCCTTGTACGACGTAGAGGCCGATCGAGATCGCCGCGACGCGCTCGGCGCCGTGCTTCTCGCTGACGTTGGTGCACGACACGATTTTCGCGAGGGTGTTGTCGAGTGAGAACATGGTGGCTCCTGGTGGTGGGATCAGTTACGCGCCGAGCAGCGTTTCGCGGCGCTGGTTGTAGGCCTCGTCGATGCGCGCGCGGTCAGCGTCGGACAAACCTTCTTCGCCGCGGAAGCCATCCATCGCGAGGTCAAGCACGTCCACGTCGGTGCATTTGCCGATCTCGGCGAGGATGGCGTCGATCGTCGGCATGACCGGCGCCTTCTGCTCTTGCTTCGGCTTTGTCGCCTTGCGCGCGGCCGCGCCGGCGGCGATGTCCTTGAGGTTCGTCGTCTCTCCAGCAGATGCAGGCTGCTCGCCCATGTCGAACCATTCTTCCGGGCCGCTCATGCCGTCGCGCAGGCTCGCATAGATGCGCTTTAGGGTGACAACCTGAGCGGGCGTGATCGCGTCCAGACGGCGCTGGATACGCTTCTCGATGTGCTCCTTCGTCACGCCGAAGCCGTCGAACGCGGCGATGATCTTCTGCACGGCCTCGGGCGACGTGTCTGCCTTCGCGTTCAGCGTCACGGCTGCCTGCTGCATGGCGGCGTCCACGACGTCGCCTGGGATCAGCGCGAGGATGCATGCTCGCACGCGGCGCTGTGCCTGGTTGGCGATCAGCTCGTAGATGTCGCGCTCGTCCTTGATCTGATAGCCGCCCTGACGCGTGTCGCGCCAGTGGCGCACGATGAACTGCAGGCGCTTGGTCGTGCGGCTTTCGAGATCGACGCAGAACGCCTCGACTTCGGAGAACGGAATGCCCTTGCCGTCGACCCCACGCGAGCGCTCACGGAACCCCTGTTCGATGTTGCCCCACTGCTGTGCCATCGCTTCCGCCGCGCGGATGCTCGGGCCGCTGATGTCGCTGCCGCCGCGCGAGAACTGATATTGCGACTGTTCGGCCAGCGTCGGGCGCGTGAAGGCGTTCAGGATCTTGTCCGTGTTCGCGATCACGTCGCGCGGGAACTGCTGTGCCATCAGGTACTTGACTTGCGTTTCCGCGAGCTCGCGGCTTTGGTCCTGGCGAGCCCCGGCGGTATCAGCAACGGCCGTGCTGCGGCCACCGAAAGGGGATGCGACGAGATCGTTCATGGTTCAGTCCTATTGGTTGATTGACTTTTTTTTCGACGCAGCGCCGCATGGTAATCGGCGTGGCACTTTGGGTGATGTGCGCCGTTCTGTTTCGTAATGGTCAGCATTTCCAGCGAATCCCATTTCTTGCAGTACACGCAGCGTCGGTTGTTCGCGTTGCCGCTTTCGCGAAGCGCACGAGTTCGAAGATGAAGGAGAGCGTGATAAGCGTGATCAGGGCAGATAACAAGATTGCCCGGATCGTTGTTCAGGCGGTTCTCGTCCACGTGGTGAACCTCTGCTTTCGGTGGAAGCGCCTTCCCAAGTGCCGCCTCTGCGATACGCCGATGTTCGTAGTCGCGGCCACCCTCATGAGCAATCGGATACCATCCGCTTTCTGGCTTCGGGTACAACTTTTCGGATGACAAGGCGCGTTCAATATCCATCCCATATCTATTCAGGCGCGCACGCAGCGTAATCGGATTGATCCCGAACTTTCTTGCCCACGCCGATGCGGTCATCACTTCGCCGTTGAAGGCGATCGGCTTTCCAGGGTTAGGCATCGATATCCTCCAGTGCCCATTGTGGAAGCCGGATAACCGTGATTTCGTTCGAGTATCCAGGCCACTTATTCGTGCGCACACACTCCGCATAGCGTCGGAGATTTTTCCGGTAGTGGCGTCGCCCTGCCTCGAAGCTGTCGCTATCGAGCATTACTGCGCTAGCGGAGTACGGCCACTCCGTTTCTACGGCGACGAATATGAATGCAAGCACTTCAACATTCGCAGCAAGAGAAAATCCGTCCGTGTAGAAAGCAGCTTGAGTTGCATAGAATTTGCGTGCGGCCTGGCGCCGGAACTCGTCGGGATCAGCGCTGCTGAACGTCTTCACGTCGAGCAGCACCACGGATGACTCGTCGAGGTCGTGCACGAAGTCAGGACGGCACCGGCAGTCGACGCCCGTGTCCGGATCAATCCAGAACGCCGAGACTTCAGCGCGGCCGCGCGACAGAGCATCGCGCACGTCAGGGAGCGCCCGAACAGAATCCGATTGACGCCATGCGATATCGGCCTGGTCCTGCTGGATTGCGATGTGATGCGGATGGGCCTCGACGAATTCCTTCCATGCTTTCGTGCCGCGGTGCACGCTCGGGCCGATGACGTAGCGATTGGCAAACGCATCCGGCTCAAGGATCGCGCAGTGCGCGAGCTGCCCCTCGAGTTGGCCGCTCTTCGTCTCGTGCGGCGGCCGATTGGGATCGCGGTGCCGCGAATAGAAGTGGAACGGCGACACGTTGATATCGTCGAGCTGCGACTTGCTCACCGGGGGCATGGCGTGGTACGCCTCGATCGACAGGTTGTAGTCGAGCATCACGCGCTCCAGATGCCACGGACAGACGAGCCGTCCTGATTGAGATAGGCCAGCGCCATGACCGCTCCAGCGGCGATGGCAACAGCCACTAGATACGCCACGACAGGGCTGCGCTTGTGCAGGCGTTCGAGCAGATCGCCGAGATAGTCGAAGGGCGTGTTCATGCGCGAGGCTCTACGAGGAATCCGTCACCGTCGCAGTGCGGGCAAATGCGTACCGCACCCGGAGCGATGAATGCGCGAATTGTGTCGAGAAAGCGCTCAATCTGCGGTTCGAGTTCAGACCAGTTGGCTCCGCGCAGTGGAGCGGGGACGATTGCGCCATCGCGGTAGTTGCTATCCGGAGCGGAGATCTTCATGAGCTCGACTGTCGACTGAGTTTTCGTCGATCGCTTCGTGCGCTTGCCGATCGAATAGCTGTACGGCATCGGCTTGTGTGTGACGACTCGCAACAGAGTGAACGTTCCGATTCCTGCATGATCGGTCATCGCAAACTCGTTCGGATGCGCGAGCACTTCAGCGCGCAAAATGGCTGCCGCGCGCACGAACAGCGCCTTCCCGCTGATCGATACAGGATGCTTGTGCCAAGTCTCCGGATGCTCGCGCAGATCGGCGGGGAATTCGATTGCCACGTCAGACGGCCGATTGATAGGCGCACAATCTCGGTCGACGACGATGAACTCAATCGGCGCCGGTTCGCGCTCGACAGTCTCTCGTACCTCGTCGTAGAACTCGCGCTTGTACGCAGCGCCGTCGCGCGGCACCCACTCGTCTTGATCGTCGTCGAACACGAAGGCGTTGACCTCAAGCGTGCGCGGGAACGTGGTCGTGTCTCGATACTCGTCGCGGATCCTGTAGCCGATCAAGTTCGATGCGGGCGCCTGCGGGATTGCCAGCGTGCGAAGTTCGCCTTCGAACATCGAATAGCCGCTGTTGCCGGGGCACTCTGTAGCGATGCCCGACTGTCCGTTGATAATCAGCGCGGGCGCGGCTGTGTACGCTAGGCGGTATCCATGCTTGATGTACGACCAGCCGTTGTGCTGGAGAACGATGACGGGATTCATTTTGCGAGTCCAGAGAGAATTTCGTAAGCAGGCGCGACGCCCGAAGCGACGAGATACAGCGCAAAGAGGATCGCGAGGGGGAGCCAGTCGGGACGCATCTCAGGCTCCTGCCTTCGCGAGCGCGGCTTGGGCCGCTTCGAGCACTTTGGCGTCCTCGGGTTCTTCCGGAGCGCCCATGTCCGCCAGCAATTGAAGCGTGCCCCGCAGCGCCTCGATCAAATCCGGCGTGGCTTTTAACGCAGGCATGTTGTGCGGCATTACGCACTGCGCCACGATCGTTTCGCCATCGGCGCCGATGATCATGCCGCCGTAAAAATGCCCATGGGTGGCGACCTGCGCGTGAATCTGATCGAAGCCTTCCTCAGTCCACGGCCCCGGCGTCCACTGCTGCTTGCTCTCGCTCATAAATCCCCGGTGGTGTCAGTTGGTCAGTGCGTGACGCGTGCGACGCGATAATTCAGCGTGCGAACGCGGCCGTCCTTGTCAATGAAGTCGACGACATCACCGCGACGAAGCTCAGGTGCGCCAATCACGCGAACGCCTTCCCACAGCCATCCTTGAAACGGGCCGCACTCGACCACGATTCCGTGCTTGTCGCACACCCACTCCGTGAAATCCTGGCCGCGATCTTCCAATTCGATGGTCAACATGTCGTTCTCCGAATATTCGAAAAAGGGAGGCGCCATCCAGGCCGCCACCGAAGAACGCCGCGCAATCCGAGGGCCACGCGCGGCGCTGAGAGTCGTGCCCGCAGTAGCGGGCGAGGGTGTTCAGTAGACGGCTTCGACGCGGATGTCGGTTTGCTCGATGCCGCACCAGCCGCAGTAATGAGCGTGATCAACAAAGCCGTGGTGCGCGCAGAAACGATCGCGTGCTTCGGCCTCGTTGCTGGCGATCACGGTGGTTTTCATCGCGGCGCCGTCGCGCCAGACGTTGAACAGGGCCACGTCGTTCTCCTGTAGCGGGCGAGTCAGGGGTGATCGCGGTGATCTTTGTCCATGCCACTCATGCCCTTGCCGATCAGGCCCAGCAGGACGAAGAACGCAAGGATCGCCAGGATGTAAATGAGGGTCACAGTTCGTCTCCGAGGCGGACGCTGTAGGCGTGCGGCGCGCGTTCGGCAAGTTCTGCCTCGCGATCAAGCTCGGCATCAATACGTGCACGGATAGCGCGGGCCTGTTCGAACGCTTCGATCGCCGGCGCATAGCGCAACTGCAACTCGCGCTTGTGGAAGATGGGGCAGCACGCAGGGCGGCCGCAGACGGGGCATTCGAGCATGTCAGTTCCCCTCGGCGTACAGATGCGGCATGCCGGCAGCGGCCGCGATCGCGCGCGCCAGGTCCGGAAAGTCGCATTGGATGGCCCCGCAGAACGAGGCAACGAACAGTCGGCCATCGATGCTCGGGCCTTTCGCGAAGACCGTGCCGGCGCGCGCGGCGCAGCGGATCAGCTCGGCAACGGCTTTCTCGGCGCCGCGTTCCTCGGCTGCAGCGTCGGCCGCCTCGGCGTCGTCGTATTGCTGGAGCTGGCGGTCGGACCAGAAGGCGGCCGCGCTCTCGGTGCGGGGAGAGTGCATGTCAGCCTCGAGCCTTGAGCATGGCGTCGGCGAACGCAAATGCGTTTTCGGCGACATGCTCTTCATACGTGAATCCTTCTGCACGACTATCTCGTACGCAGAGGGGGATGATCTGTTGCATCGCCTTCGCCGCGAACTCGTCTTGCATCGACGTGCGGATCATGTCGTCCAGCCAGTCGATGCCGCTGTCGGGCACGCGCAGCTTGATCGCGGCGTACTGGCGCAGGGTCATGCCGTTGACGCACTCGTGGTTCGTGCCGCGCATGTCGAATCCGCTGTCGCCGAGCGGAAACGCCGGGCCGCCGTCGGCCGGCTTGCTGCTCTCGTTGGTGGTGGTCATCTGCTGCCTCGTGTCGGTGGGGACGTGAGGCAAGTTTAGCAAACTATTCCATCAAGTCAAGAAAACTAAACCGTAGGGCGAAAAAAAAGTCGCCGGAGCGACTTCGATGACCTAGACTTTCGCCGGACGTTGCATATTTGCCACTAGCCGTCTGTTTACCAGCCTTTTGTGAACAAGAGCGACACGTTGTCGCACAGCAGGTCTTCTCGGGACGGGACCAGTGACATATCAATGAGGTGGCCGAACTTCTCAAGGAGGGGCGGAAATCGCGGATGGACAATCGACTTGTCGCTGAGCACTGCCATCCCGGCTTCGCGGATATACCGTATTAATTCCGGCTTCGTGACTTTGTTGAGCTCACGGAAGCGCTGAAGCGCCCAATCGCCGATATTCGCGGCTTCGAGCTTTTCTTGGAAGTCATAGTATAGATGCGCCCACGGCATTTCAGACTCGGGAAAACTTCCCCAAAGGTGATGACCGACGGCGGAATAATAGAGTGGGCAAGTGACAATCAACCCAACACCGCCAGGTCTTAGGTGTTTTCCGCAAACCTCCACAAACGCTTTCGGATTTGGCACGTGTTCGATTGCGTCATACATCATGACAATATCAAACCCGCCGCAGAACAAATTAAGATCGAATATATCGCCTTCGATAAGTATCGACGGGCGGCTGTTGACACCATATTCGACAGCTACTTCTTTGAAATATGGGTATCCGAATTCGTTCGCATCCCTGTCAACTCCTACGGCCATGGCCGCACCAAGCCTCAGAGCGGCTATCACCCCACTACCCGTACCACATCCTATGTCAAGTACCTTTGCCCCTCTGAAATAGTCTGTGTTGATGCTGGCGGGAAGCGCGTCGAGTGTCATTTTGACACGAGCTCTTGCATCTTCTAGTGACATGTAGCCCCCTTGTGTCTTGATTTTTCTAGTCTAACGTTTCCGGTATTTTCGATGCTCTACCATTACCGCTAATACTTCTACTGGTTGAATGTCGCTACTTATTGTTGGATAGTCTTGATTAAGCGGAACTAAATCGAATATTTCTTGCCCCGACGGATTTATTCCCCTTACTCGATACCTTTTGAAGGTTGCTTCTTCTTTGCCGTTCTTTGCTACAACGAAATCGCCGGGCCTCGGAGACAAATCAGGGTCAACTATGACTCGATCACCAGGACTGAATTCCGGCATCATTGAATTGCCATCGATTTCGAGCGCAAAGGCATGGTCCGAAACGTCCATGTCAGTCAGGAGATACTCAAACGCGGCCCCGGCAGGGAAGGGGTCAACCGCTTCCGTCATCCGTCCGGCCTGCACGTAGTTGATGAGCGGCACACGCCTTATTCCGTGCGCCGCCGGAAGCGAACTGCCCTTCGCGGCCTTCTTTGGCCCACTTCCCAGGACTACCCAAACGGGGTTGTATCCCCACCGCTTTTGTATGCCGACGGCGTACTCCAACTTGATCGACTTGATCTTCCCATCGAGCCATTGATTGACTGCCCCCTTGCTGACGCCGGCGGCCTCGGCCAGCTCAATCTGCTCGGCCTTTGTTTCCTTCAGGATCGTTCTGATCCGTTCGTCGAGCGTGTTCATTGAAAGGTTGAGCATGTGTACGGTGTAGAAATCTAAGCGAACGGCGGTTTAGATCGCTTTCCCGTTTCAGTTTAGTGTTCTATACTCTCGGCAAGACCTATCGGAGCCGACCGTATGAACCTCACGAAACAGCAGGCGACCGCCATCTTCGGAAGTGGCGCCGCACTAGCGCGAGCGCTGGGCATCACAAGGGGTGCCGTGTCGCAGTGGCCGGATGAACTCGACCAGAAATACACGGACATGGTGATCGGGGCCGCGGTGCGCGTTGGTCGAGCCGTTCCTCCCGGCTTTGTCGCCTCCGCCCCCGAACCCACGACCCCGGCGGCGGCATGAGCGCGTTCCTCTGCACCTATTCCGCGATAACGATAGTCGTGGTGTTGAGCCGGCTCTTGTGCCTCGCATCCGGCCGGATGCCGCGCCATACACCGGGCGCCATGGCATTCGACATCGTTGCGGACATCGCAATGCTCACGTGGGCCATCGTCCTGCTGTCGAGGCTTCCATGAGCACACCCGCCGAAGCAGTTTCGTCCGAAGAGGTCGAGAACACACGCAAGCTCGGTGCACGCATCGAAGGCGAGGTGTTGCGCGCGATTGCACGCTCGACGCAGGCGCATGCAGCCGCTTGCCTTGGCGTGTCGGCGTCGACCGTGAGCCGGATGCTCGAAGACCTGCCGCGCTGGGCCGTGTTGCTCGCCGCGGTGGGCCTGCAGCCGGCGCCCGTCGATGCGATCGTGGTCGAGCAAAAGGAGCTGCAGTCGCTCGAGCTGATGGCGCTCAAGTACCTGCAGTCCAAGCATCAGCAGTGGTGACCGTCATGAGCCGCTGGCAACCCACCGAAATCACCACCCTCGTGCGCGAGGTGCCGCGCGCGGCCGCGCCCGGGGACCTGGTCAAGTTCTTCCCGCGCCACACCCTCAACGGCATTCGTTGGAAGGCTGGGCGCCTGGCGCTGGCTTGGCCGCGGGGCAAGCGGGTCAAGCGCGGTCTCCCGAAACCTCTCACCGTGGCGAGGCCGTCGCGATGAACTATTTCGAGCACCACATCGGCGACTATGACGAGGCCACCGCGCACCTGACGGCATGCGAGGACGGCATCTACAGCCGACTCATCCGGAAGTACATGGCCACCGAGAAGCCGTTGCCGGCCGATCTGAAGGCGTTGCAGCGCCTGGTCCGGGCCCGCACCCGCGAAGAGCGGGAAGCCGTCCAAACGATCCTCGACGAGTTCTTCGAGCTCACGGACGATGGCTGGCGCCAGCATCGCTGCGACGAGACGATCGCACGCTATCAGGACAAGCAATCGAAAGCTCGACGCAGTGCCGAGGCACGGTGGAGCGCACAACGATTGCAGTCCGATTGCAATGCGAACGCATCGCCGATCGCAATGCGAACGCATAGCGATGGCAATGCTAACCAAACACCAAGCACCAAACACCAAACACCAAACCCAAAACCTACCGGTTCTAGCGAGCGCAGTGCCACTGACCCCGCGAGCGATTCCGGAGACGCCGAGTCGCTCTCGCGCCCTGCCGAGCTTTCGATCGTCATGCGCCGCCACTCGATCCAAGCGTCGCCGCACGATCCGCGTGTCGAGGCCGCAGCCAAGCGCGGCATCACGCCGGAAACGCTCGAGGCTGCTTGCGCAGAGGCCAGAGCCGCCAAGCCCGGTGAGCGCATCGGCGCGGCCTACGTGCTCGCCATTGCCGAGCGCTGGGCAGCCGACGCCGCGCGGCCGCGCCAGGCTCGAGCCAACGGCAACGCCGAATCCCGCCAGGCGTTCAACGACCGCGAGAACGCCCGTGCCAAGGAAATGCTCTTCGGACCGGAGGCCGACCATGCTGCCTGACGACTTCGACAACTTCGCCCGCGTGCTCGACGCCGCGTACTCGCTGCACAGCAAGTCGCTGACCGCCGATGCCCGCGCGCTGTTCTTCGCTGCCCTCGGCGATCACTCGCTCGCCGACGTGCGCAAGGCCCTGTCCGCCCACGTCAAGGACCCGCAGCGTGGCCAGTTCCCGCCGAAGCCGGCCGACATCATCGCCCAGCTCACCAGCGGCTCGGCGAAGGATGGACGGCCCGAGCCCGACGAAGCCTGGGCGATCGCCCTGCGCAGCCGCGATGAGCGCGACACGGTGGTCTGGACCCAGGAATGCGCCGAGGCGTTCGCTGTGGCCATGCCGGTGCTCGAGGGTGGCGACGAGGTGGGTGCGCGCATGGCTTTCAAGGCCGCGTATGCCCGTGTGGTCGACCAAGGGCGTCGCGAAGGGCGACCTGCAGCATGGATCACGTCCCTTGGCCACGACCCGCAGCAGCGCGAGGCCGCGGTGACCGAAGCCGTGCGCACCGGGCGCCTGGCGCTCGCCCACGCCGCGACGATCGTGCCGGCGCTGGCCGCCCCCGATACGCCGATCGACCCGCAGGTGGCCGAGCGCAACCTCGCGAAGCTGCGCGCCATGGTCGGCGGGATTCCCTCGGCGAAAGACCGGTTGGCCCGGATTCACGCGGCCAGCACCGCGCTTGATCGCGAGCAGTTGGCGGAAGCGAAGCAGCGCACCGCGGCGCGCGTCGCCGAGTACGAGGCCCGCGCCTGATGGACGCCGTGACGGGCTCGAGCTGCGCAGCGCATGGCTGCCCGCTGCTGGGCTCGTTCGGTGTAGCCGGTCGGTGGTACTGCGCTTGCCATCGGCAGGCCACCGGCCAAGCAGTCAACGCCATCACGGCGACGTTGGTCCAGAACCGCGAGAAGTGCGAGCACGTCGTGATGTTGCGACAGACGCAAGCCGGCTACGCCGAAATTCTCGCGGCCGAAAACGAGTTGGTCGAGCTGACCCACGAGGTGGGGAAGCAGTACGGGATGGAGGGGGTATGAGCAAACAATCGGAAGCGAAAGAAGCGCAAGGGTGGCGCAAGAAGGCAGCGGTATGCGCTCACTGTTTGCACTTCAAGTTCGACCGCGTCGAGACTCCTTCCCAATGGGGGTGCGCGGTTTATGTCCAGGAGAAAAACCTCCGCTGCTCGCTCGGTGGATTCAAGACTGGGAAAAGCAACACGTGCGACTACTTCACGGCGAAGGATAGCGAGGTGCAGTCATGACCGACCAGACCAGCACGCGCGCGCGCGCGCATTTGCTCCCGTGCCCATTCTGCGGCTGCGCAGATGTGATCCTGACGTTTTACAGCGGCGCCCCTGCGATCTTTTGCACGAACGATGACTGCGAAGCACTTATGGGCGGCGAGGAGTATTCGGGGGATAAAGCGCGCCTTATCAAATGCTGGAACCGCCGCGCACCGACTCCCGATTCAGTGGACGCGCGTCGATATCGATTTGTGCGTTTGCACGATAGTCAAGCCGCCCTCTACGAGGGCGATGTCGTCCAAGCCTACATCCCGTGGGAAGAAGATCTCGACGCCGCAATCGACGCTGCCATGAAGGAGGCCCAATGAACGAAGCCAACCGCCGCGAGCACCTCGCCCGCGCGAATGACCTGTTCAACGTCTCGCTCGGCCTGAGCATCGGCGCGGTGGGATTCGCATTCGCTGCGATCGCCGTGCCGCCGTGCTCGGTGGTGAGCCTGATGCTTCTGCTGGGCTCGATCTCCGCGGGGCGCGAGGCGGAGCGGGCGTTTGGGGAGGCGCGATGATCACCCTCGGCATCGACCCGGGCCTATCCGGCGCCATCTGCTTCATGGACCAAGACGGCCTCGCGGGCATCTTCGACCTGCCGACCATGGTCAAGCCCGAGGCGGGCCCCAAGACGCTCATCAAGCGCGAGATTGACGTATGCGCGCTGCGCGATCTGCTGCGCGAGCACATTCCGGCCGACGAATCGGTCCTGTGCGCGATCGAGCACGTGAGTAGCCTCGGCGCCGATGTCCGCGGCGAGCAAGCCAAGATATCGCTGGCGGCCACTAAGGCATCGATCACCACCGTCTTGCGCCTTATGCGCATCGACGTGCATCGAGTTGCGCCGCAGACGTGGAAGCGCTTCTACGGTTTGTCTTCGGACAAGGGCGCTGCCCTGGCCATCGCGCGCCAGTTCTGGCCGCACTACATGGCGCTCAAGCGCGCGAAGGACCACAACCGCGCCGAAGCCGCGCTCATCGCCCGCTGGGCGCAGAGGAACCTGACATGAACCTCTCTGCAGCCCTCTCTGAACCTCTTTTCGATTCTCTCTGCGCGCAGTTGGCTGCAGAGAGCGGGGACATCGCATGAACCTCGTCCAACTCGCCGGCATGCTCCCGCGCGACGCCACGTTCCGCGCCTACCTCTGCGATCTGGCGAGCGTCGACGACGTGACGCCCGACAACGCGGCCGAGTACGTGCGCACCATCTGCGAGGTCGAGAGCCGTCGCGAGCTCGCCACCGACCCCGAAGCCGCCCACCGTTTCGAAACCCTCGTGCGCCGGCCGTTCGTGGCTTGGCGCCGCAACCAGCAGCACTGACTAGGAGAGCATCATGCCGGACGAACAGAACCAAACCACTGACGAGGTCACGCAGGCCGTGGCCGATTCCAATGCGGCTACCGTCGCGTCGCTTTCCACCAGCGTGAGCACGTCGCAGGAGGCACCGGCAACGTTGGGGGAGCCGTCGGCGTCCGATGGTACAAAAGCATCGGCGCCTATTCCTGCACCTGCGAATCCCATTCCGACTGCGACGAACGCCAGTATTGCTGGTTTGCAAGGTGACGCGCCGGCGGTCACCCATGTCACCGTCGAGTGCATCGAAAGGCAGTCGGCGTCGGAGGATCATGGCCCGCACTATTGGTTGGATCTTGCTCAATCCAAGTTGGCGGCCATCGAGCACCCTTTCGCACGCGAAGTGCGCGAACTGATCGCCGCCGCGCGCCTCGCCATCTGACCTTCATGCTAGCCGTCACGCTCGACCAACGCATCGACTGGTTCCGCGTCCTGTCCGACCTGACGCGTGACGGCTCCCTCTATCGCCTCGCCGACGCCACCGGCATCCCCCGCTCATCCCTCAACGCATACAAGAACGGCGTAGAACCCACACACGCCGTCGGCATGTGCATCCTCGCGCACTGGTCGAACAAGACCGGCCGGCCCGGCAGCGACGCGCCAATGACCCAGCGAGCGCCTTCTCATGTCGTTCGGCACGCAATTTAGCCAATATCTTGTCTGTCTCCCTATCGAATAATCCGGTCCCATAGCTAACGCAATTGGGGTCGAGATGTCGGACGCACTGGTCAGGGTCAAGCGCAAGCAGAAGCCGAAAGTGCAGTTCTCGCAAGAGGTGTTCGACACCATCTGCGCGATGATCGCCGACGGCAAGAGCGTGCGCCAGGCATGCACCGGCCGAGACATGCCGACCCGCCAGACGTTCCACGAGTGGGTGCGCTTGTCGCCGCAGCTTCAAGACCAGTACGACAGGGCGTTCCTCGACTACGAGGAATCGACGCTCGACGACATCAAGTTCATCGCCGACACCGAGAAAGACCCGCGCCGCGCCGCGGTGATGATCGACGCGCGCAAGTGGGATCTGAAGATCCGCAACCGCAAGCGCTTCGGCGATCGCGTCACCAGCGAGCTCACCGGCGAGGGCGGCGGCCCGATCAAGTCCGAGCTGACCGTCGACGTCTCGACGCTCAACGAGGACCAGCTTCGCGCCCTGGCATCCGTGCGGGTGTCCGAATGAGCGACATCCGATTCACTGCCGCCGACGTCCTGGCCGCCCGCCGCGAGCTGGCACGCCGTAACCTCACCGACTTCGCGTGCATGGTCGACATTCCGACCGTGCCGCTCACGAACGCCGACGACGAGGACCGCTTCACGATGATGCGGCTCGGCACGCTGGCCGCCCATCACGCGCTCATCTGCCGAAAGCTGCAGCAGGTCGAGGAAGGCACGATTCCGAACCTGATGGTCCTGATGCCGCCGGGCAGCGCCAAGAGCACATACGTGGACGTCGTGTTCGTGCCGTGGTTCATGGCTCGCCGGCCGCGCCGCGGCGTCATCCTGGCCAGCTATGCCAGCGACATCGCCGCGAAGCAAGGGCGCCGCGCGCGCCAGTTGATCAAGTCACCGTCCTTCGAGCGGCTGATGAACGTCGGCTTGTCGGCCGAGAGCGCGGCCGCGGACCAGTGGGCTCTCTCGAACGGCTCGGAATACATGGCCGGCGGCTTGCTGTCGGGCTTGACCGGCAACCGGGCCCACCTCGGCATCGTGGACGACCCGATCAAGGGCCGCGAGCAGGCTGAGTCGGACACGATCCGCAAGAAGACGTGGGACGCCTACGTCGACGACTTCTGCTCGCGCCTGATCCCGGGCGCGCCGCAGATCATGATGCTTACGCGCTGGCACCAAGACGACCCGGCGGGCCGCATCCTGCCCGAGGGCTGGGACGGTCAATCCGGCGTGTTCGACGGCCGCGACGGCCGGGTTTGGCATGTCGTCTGCCTGCCTGCCATCGCGGACCGCGCCGACGACCCGCTCAGCCGCAAGCTGGGCGAGACGCTCTGGCCCGAGTGGTTCAGCCTCGAGCACTGGAAGCCGTTCCAGCGCAACCGCCGGACGTGGTTCAGTCTGTATCAGCAGAAGCCCACCCCTGACGAAGGCACGTACTTTCAGAAGGCATGGTTCCGTCGGTATCGCCCCGGCGGCCAGCCGGCGCGCCTCAATTACTACCTCACCAGCGACCATGCGCCAGCTGGCTCGGCCGACTCGGATTTCCAGTGCGTGCGGGTGTGGGGAGTCGACGCGCAGTCGAACGTCTACCTGATCGATGGGTTCCGCCGGCAGATCACGATGGACAAGCTGGTCGCCGAGGTGGTCGGCAACACGAGGGCGGCCGAGATGCGCGCGATCGAGCCGCAGGATCGCCGCACCGGCCTCATCGCCAAGTACAAGCCGTTCGCCTGGTTCCCCGAGGACGACAACAACTGGAAGGCGATCGCCGGCTTCGTCACCGCGGCGATGCGCCTCGAGAAGAAGTTCGTCCGGATCGAGCCCATCAGCCCGCACGGCGCCAACAAGGAAGTCAAGGCGCAGGCGTTTCAGGGCATGGCGTCGAGCGGCGCCGTGTTCCTGCCCGAGGGCCCGGAGGGCGACGACGTGCTCGACCAGTACGTGAAGTTCCCGACCGCCAAGAACGATGACGAAGTGGACGCGGCCAGCCTGATCGGTCGCGCTCTCGCCGACGCGCACCCGGCCGTGGTGCCAGTCGCCGAGAGCCGACCTGTCGAGCGCGATCGATGGGACCGCGCATTCAACCGTGACGACGCACCTGCGGAGGGATCATGGCGAGTGGCATGAACGCGCCGGCCGTCGAGATCGACGTGACCGCCATGCGGCTGCCGAGCGCAGCGACGCTCTGCCGCTGGTTCGAAGAGTCCGAGGACATGACGTACGACGCGCGCAAGCTCGCGGAGCGCGATCGCGACTACTACGACGGCCAGCAGTGGACACGCGCCGAGCTCGCCATCCTCGACAAGCGTGGACAACCGGCGCTGACGATCAACTATATCAAGCGAAAAGTCGAGTACCTGCGCGGCTTCGAGCGGCGCCTGCGCAGCGACCCGAAGGCATTCCCGCGCACTCCGCAAGAGGAACAGCTCAGCGAAGCCGCTACCGACTCCCTGCGCTTCGTGGCCGACCAGAATGATTTCGACGTCATCCGCTCCGACGTGTTCGAGGACATGATGATCGAGGGGTTCGGCGGCGCCGATGTGACCGTGCGCCCGGCGCGCGACGGCTATGACGTCGACATCACGCGCGTGCCTTGGGATCGCTTGTTCTACGACCCGTACAGCCGTGAGAAGGATTTCAGCGACTGCCGGTACAAGGGCATCGTCATCTGGACCGACAAGGACGAAGCGCTGGAGACGTATCCCGACGCCGCAGACGTCATCGAGGGGACGCTGAATTCGGTGTCGCAGTCCGAAACCTACGACGACCGACCGAAATACATGCGGTGGGCCGACAACCGCCGCACGCGCATTCGCATCGTGCAGATGCACTTCAAGATCGCGGACGTCTGGTTCATCACCACCGTCACGAAGGGCGGCTTCCTCGATGAGCCGATGCCGTCTCCATACATCGGCATCGATGGCAAGCCCACGTCGTCGCTGGTCATGCGCTCGGCCTACGTCGATCGCGAGAACCAGCGGTATGGCCACGTGCGCGACCTGATCTCGCTGCAGGACGAGATCAACAAGCGCCGCTCGAAGGCGCTGCACCTCATGAGCGTGCGGCAGACCTTCGGCAACACACAGGCCATCGCCGACGTGGACAAGGTGAAGCGCGAGCTCGCCAAGCCCGACGGCCACGTCGAGATCCAGAACGCGGGCCAACTGAATACGGACTTCGGCGTGCTGCCGACCGGCGACATGGCGCAGTCGCAGATGACGCTGCTGCAGCACGCCACCGCCGAGATGCAGGCAAGCGGCCCTAATGCGGCTATGGCCGGCAAGGACCCGCGCATCCAGTCGGGCCGCGCCATCCAGGCGCAGCAGGCCGGGGGCGCCATCGAGGTAGAGCCGATCGTGGACGACCTGCGCCAGTGGACGAAGGACATCATGCAGGCCTCGTGGCTTCGCATTCGCCAGTTCTGGACCGCGCCGAAGTGGATTCGTGTCACCGACGACGAGCGCAACGCCAAGTGGGTCGGCCTGAACCAGCCGGTGACGCTGAGCGATTACCTCAGTCGGATGGAGCCGCAGCAGGCTGCTCAGCTCGCGCAGCAGCTCCAACTGCAGCCGAACGACCCACGGCTTGATCAGGTGGTGTCGATGGACAACGATATCGCTGGCCTCGACGTGGACATCACGATCGAGGAAGGCCCGGACGTCGCGAACATCCAGGCTGAGCAGTTCCAGCAACTCGCTCAGCTCGCTCAGTCGGGCATCCCGTTCCCGCCGGCCGTGCTCATCGAGGCATCGAGCCTGCGCAACAAGGACAAGATCATCGAGATGCTGGAACAGGCGCAACAAGGCCAGCAGCAGCAACAGCAGGCTCAGCAGCAGATTGGGCAGCAGCAGGCGGCCGCGAACATCCAGAAGACGCAGGCCCAGGCCGAGCACGCCCACGCGCAAGCCATCAAGGCACTGTCCGAGGCGCAACAGCCCGCTCAGCAGTCCGCGCCGGCCGCGCCTGAGCAGCCGAGCACGCTCGAGCAGTTGAAGACCGCTGCCGAGATTCGAAAGCTGAATGCCCAGGCAGGTCAGGCGCAGTCGGCCGCCATCAAGAACATCACGGACGCCCAGCGTCCGGCGCAGGTGTCCGACTACCAGGGCGCCGCGTAGCAGGTTGCATCAGCCGCCGCCGGGCTTTCGGGCGTTATGTCTGCCGCCGGGACGAATCGGGCGTGTTGGAGAGCCGAAATGGGAACACCGTTGGACGAGATTCTGAGTGGCGCGCCGGTCGCGCCGGCCCAAGTCGAGGCGCCGCATGAAGCGCCCACGACCGAACAGCCGGCCGCCGATCCCGCCGCTACGGGCGAAGGCGAACAGCAGACGGCGCCGGCAGAAGTCGCTGGCCCGGCTGCCGAACCCACGGGTGCGACGCCGGCACATGAATCCGGAACCATGGTCCCGTTGAAGGCGCTGGAAGAAGAGCGCAAAGGGCGCCAGGACTGGAAGGAAAAGGCAATCCGCTTCGAGGAAGAGATCAAGCATCTGCGCGCGCAGCAGTCGCAACCGCAGGCTTCGAGCAACCCCGAACAGCGGCAGCCGCAGGCATTGAGCTACGAGCAGGCCTTGCTCAACGAACGCATGAACATGTCCGAGATGATGGTTCGCCAGCAGCATGGCGACGCCGCCGTCGAGTCCATGCTCGAAACGTTCCAGCAGGCTGTTGCGAAGAATCCGGCGCTCGGCGCCGAACTCGCGCAGCAGCGTCATCCGTGGCAGTGGATGTACGAGCAGGCTCAGCGGATGAAGGCGATGGAGGAAATCGGCAGCGACCCGGCGGCGTACCGCCAGAAGCTGCGCGACGAACTGCTCGCCGAGCTCCAGGCTCAGCAGCCGGCGGCAACGCCCACCGAACAGCCCGAAGCACCCGTCGCACCTGCGGCACCCGCGCTTCCGAGATCCCTGGCGACCGCTCGGTCCGCCGCGCCGCGCACCGCGCCGGCGTGGAGCGGCCCGACGCCGCTGAACGACATCCTGAAACGATGAGGTAAAAAATGGCTGACACCAACATCCGCGCGAGCTTGACGCCCGCGCAATGGGACGACCAGTTCTTCCGCGAATACGTTCGCGAGAACCTGTTCTCGAAGTACATGGGCACCGACGAAGGCTCGATCATCCAAATCAAGGACGATCTCGCGCGCAAGCCGGGCGACCGCATCTCGTTCAACACGACCCGCCAGCTCCGCGGTGGCGGCGTCGAGGGCAACGAGGTGCTGGAAGGCAACGAAGACGAGCTCGACGCTCGGAACCTGTTCGTCATCGCGCGTCCGATCCGCAATGCGGTCGTGCTGACGAACTGGGACGAGCAGAAGTCGGCGATCGACATGCGCGACGCGGCCAAGGGCGGTCTGAAGGACTGGATCACGGTCAAGATGCGCAACGACATCATCGCATCGCTCGAGCAGGTGGCCGTCGCATCGAGCGGCAAGCCGATCCCGTTCATCAACGCCACCGCGACGCAGCGCAATACCTGGCTCGCCGCGAACGCAGACCGAGTGCTGTTCGGCAACTCCGTATCGAACAACGTCGGCAACGATGCCGCGGCCTCGATGGCCACCATCAACGCGACGACGGGCAAGCTCACGGCCGCGACCGTGACGCTCGCCAAGCGCCGCGCGCGCCTGGCCGGCCGCTTCCTGAACACCAACGGCCTGCAGAACCCGACGATGACGCCGTACATGGTCAAGAACGGCGACGGCACCGAGTGGTACATGATGTTCGTCAACTCGCTGTCGTTCCGCGACCTGCAGAACGATCCGGTGATGCAGCAGGCCAACCGCGACGCGCGCACGCGCGACGACAACGGCCGGTACACGAACCCGATCTGGACCGGCGGCGATATGGTCTACGACGGCGTGATCATCCGCGAGGTGCCCGAGCTCGATCAGTACATGGCCACCGGCGCCAGCGGCGCGCAGATCGGCCAGTACTTCCTCTGCGGCGCGCAGGCGCTCGGCGTGGCTTGGGTGCAGCGTTCCAAGACCACCACCGATACGCGCGACTACGGCTTCCGCAACGGGGTCGGCGTCCAGGAAATCCGCGGCATCAACAAGCTGCAGTTCGGCGTCGGCGTTGCCGACAACGACACGCTGGTCGACGCGGGCGTCTTCACCGGCTTCGTTTCCGCAGCAGCGGACGCCTAACGAGCCACGGAACAGGAGAAAACCAGATGGCTACCTACAACCTCGTCCCGCCGACCGGCCTCACGACGAACAAGGCCGGCCCGGGCCCGGGCCAATCGCCCAAGACCGTCATCCGCCAGATGACCCTGACCGCGGCGCTCGCCAGCGGCGATGTGCTGGTCGGTCCGCCCGTCCAAGGCGGCGCGATCATCACCGGCGCATACAAGGTCAACGGCCCCGCCGGCAACCTCGGCACGCCGAGCAGCGCCAGCGCGTTCAACACCACGCCGTTCACGCCCTACGTCGTCCCCGACGGTGGTGAAAACGTGCAACTGGTCGCAACTGCGGCCGGCGGCGCAGCGGGTGACGTGGTGTCGATCGTCGTCCACTACCTGCCGAAGAACGCCTAACCCGCATGCGGGGCGGCTCCGGCCGCCTCGCCATAGGAGAAATCACATGGCAAAGGCAAAGAAGCAAACGCCGGCGAAGGTGACCTACATCGGCGACCTCGAGTCGATCGACTACCAGGGCTACCACCTTCCGCGCGGCGAGGCTGTCGAGGTCGATGAAGGCGTCGCGAAGTTCCTCGCCGACAACGACTACTTCGACGTCGAAGGCGTCACGCCGGACGATCCGGCAGCCGGCGTGCAGCCGGAAGATGCCCTCGCTGCCGAGCGCGCCGCGCATCAGGCGGAGATCGACAAGCTCAACGCCGAGCATGCCGACGCGCTGAAGGCGCAAGTCGAAGCACTGCGCGCGGGCTGGCAGGAACAGCACGATGCACTCGTGGCCGAGCGCGATGCGCTGAAGGCCCAACTGTCGGGCGAGCCGCAAGCGCCCGTCGAGTCGCAGGGGTAATGCAATGGCCGCCACGCAGACCGATCTCGCCACCCGGATCCTCAAGAAGATCCGCGTGCTCGGTTCCGGCCAACCGGCCGATTCCGAGGATCTGCTGGTGGCCAAGCAGAAGCTGCGCGCCGTGCACGCGTCGATCCGCAAGGACGATCGTGTGCGGTGGACTATCCAGACCCTCCCCGAGGCCGCCGAAGAGCCGTATGTGCTGATGGCGTCATTCCTGACGGCACCCGAATTCGGCAAGCCGGCCGATCCGAACTGGTGGACGTGGGGCGAGCGGGAAATCACGGCGCTGGTTCAGGCACCGTCATCCGGCCAGCCGGTACGAGCGGAGTACTTCTGATGGACGTGAAATTCGCCGTCGCGCTCGATCAACCTCTGCAGGAGCGCGATTTCGCGGTCACTGCGGGGGACGATTTCCGCGTGCTGCTCGACGTGTACCAGTCGGACAGCGAGGATGTGGTCGACCCGATGGACCTCACTGGCTACACACTGACGCTGAAGGTGGCCGACTGCGCTTACCCGCCGCTGGCCATCACTGCGCCGGGCGCCGCGGAGTCCGCTTTCGTCTTCGTGCCGGCGAACACGAACGACACGGCCGGCCGTCTTCCTTACCGCATCTACATGGACAGCGCCGACGGGAAGCGCACCACGCTCGCTCACGGCGTGATGGTGGTGCACAACGCGTGCTGCGAAGTCTGGACGGGCGGATGGGATTATGGCTGGCGATATGGTCGGGGGTGGCCGGTATGAAAGGCGTTCTCACCGTCGGCGCCTACCAGGCGCGCAGCGTCATCGCAGCCAACCAGCGCTGCGTGAACCTGTATCCGGAGACGAATCCGGCGGATTCCGAGTTTCCGGTAACGCACCTGCCCGCACCTGGCCTTGTTCTGCTGGGCACCGCGCCCTCGAAAGCATTTCGCGGGTTGTACACCGCGACGAATGGGATGCTGTTCGCGGTCGTCGGTCAGACGCTCTATCGCGTGCTGGCCGATTGGACCTTCTCCGTGATCGGCAACCTCGACTCGCTCGGCGGTCCGGTGCATATGCGCGACAACACGCTGAATCTGGTGATCGTCGATGGCACGAGCACTGGCTACACGGTCGAACTGTCGACGTTGACGTTCTCGAAGATCAGCGACCCGGCGTTTTATGGCTCGGCGCGCGTGGCGATCATGGACGATTTCCTGCTGTTCAACCAGCCGGGGACGCGTCAGTTCTACGTCAGCGGCGCGCTTGCGCTGACCTTCGATCCGCTCGACATCGCATCGAAGAACGGCGCGCCGGACAACGTGGTCGCGGTTGAGGTGTTCGATCGGGTGATCTGGATCTTCGGCCAACAGACCACCGAGCTTTGGTTCAACGCCGGCGCGTCCGATTTCGTCTTCCAGCGCTATCCGGGTTCCTTCATCGAATACGGGTGTTCGGCACCGTATTCGATCGCGAAGGCTGACACCTCGATTTACTGGCTCGGCGCCGGCGATATCGGTGAAGGCCTCGTGTTCCGCAGCGAACAGATGGGCGCGCTGCTCATCTCGACACCGGCGCTCTCCGAGGAAATTCGCAAGTATCCGCGGCTGGACGACGCCATCGGCTACACGCATCAGGCTGACGGCCACATCTTCTACGTCCTGACGTTCCCGACCGCAGACAAGACCTGGTGCTACGACTTGTCCACGAAGCAGTGGCACGAGCGGCCCTGGATGGACAACCTGGGTAAAGAGCGTCGCCATCGAAGCGCCTGTACGGCGCGCTGGCGCGGCAAGCAACTGGTCGGGGATTGGGAGAACGGCAATCTCTACGAGCTGTCGCTCGACGCGTTCGACGACAACGGCGACGAGATGCTGTTCCTACGCTCGTGGCCGCGCACCAGTAACGAGGGCGACCTGATCGCCTACGACCGATTCATCGTGGACATGGAGGTTGGTCAAGCGGGCACGAACGATCCCGAGCCGCAGGTGCGCCTGCGCTGGTCGGACACGCGCGGTCGCACGTGGAGCAACACGCTGTCGCGCGGACTCGGCCGCCGTGGCGAATTCGGCCGCCGCGCGCAATTCAACGCGCTCGGCACGGACAAGGGCGCCGGCCGCATCTTCGAGGTTTCCTGGTCGGCGCGTGTGCGAACTGCCCTGAACGGTGCCTATATCAAGGCGACGGGAGAATCCTGATGGCCAAAGAAGTCGATCTCGTCGCGCAGTTCCCGAACTGGAACGTCAAGCCGCTGGACGCAAACGGCAACTGGAGCCGTCCCTGGCTCGAGTTCTGGATCAAGCTGTTCCAGCGTCAGGGCGGCCAGTCAGGCGGCGATGGCCAGCTCACGATCGGCGATGTCCTGGGCCTCCAGGCCGACATCCCTGCGCCCGTCGATATCAGCGCGCAGGTGGCTCAATTGTCGATCGGGCTCCAGCAGGCGTTCGCGGCGATCGCGGCGATCCAGCAGGCGATTCCGGGCTTCGGTGAGGCGTTCGCTCAGGCTTCTGGCCAAGGTGCGCAAGCTGCCGAGCCGGTGTTTGCCACTGCGGCCGGCGCGAGCAGCCTGTCCGAAATGACCTTCGCGAGGGTGTGATGCCGATCACCGACGCCCTCGCCGAAATGGTCTTCCCGCCGCCGGTCGTCGACGGTGGTGGTTCGCAAGCGCCGCGCAGCGTGACGCCCTCCGGCAACCCGTTCCGCTACGTCGCAACCTCGCGGCAAGCGCTCCACATCACCGGCGGCTCCGTGACTGCCATTTCGTACGCGCGAGGCCCTCTGTTGCTTGCGCTCGCCGTCATCACGGGCGGCCAGTTGATCGAGCTCAACACCGGCGATGCCGTGACGATCACCTACCTCACCACACCAACCATCACCGTTATACCGAGGTAACCATGCAGCGACTTCCTAAGGCTATCCAGCCCGTGCAATTGGGCACCAGTGCAGGGGTGCTCTACACGGCGCCCTCGAGCACAACGGCCACCGTCAACAACTTCTCGCTGACCAACACCAACGCGAACCCGGTTCCGGTAACGCTCTACGCCGTCCCGAGCGGCGGGACACCGAGCGCAGCGAACACGATCATGTCGGCGTTCTCGCTTTCGGGCGGCCAGACGCTCGTGCCGGCGCAGGTGATCGGTCTCCAGTTGGCGCCCGGCGCGACGCTGCAGGCATTGGCCGGCACCGCGACGTCGATCACCGCAGCAGGCGGCGTCTACGAGACCTCCGGGAGCCCGTGATGTTAGCTCGCCGCGATCTCGAAGACGTCGTGCTTGCCGTGTTGCGCGAGGAAATGCCCGCGCTCCCGGAGTGCGCGCGCGACGCGCTGGCGCGATTCGAGATGCATCCGGTCGTCGTGGATAACCAGACGGCCGGCGTGGTGATGATCGACGGCGACGAGATCCACATCGCGGTGCTGCCGCGTGGGCGCCGCACCTGGGCGTCGCGCCGCTTCATCCGCCACCACCTGTGCGCGCTGATCGAGAAACATGGCCGCGCGACTACCACGGTGCGCGCCCACCATCTGCCGGGGCTGAAGTTCTGCGCCCGGCTCGGATTCAAGCCGGTCCGCGAGGAAGGCGGAATCGTCCACATGATTTGCGAGGCAACGCTATGAGATACCGGGCATGGACACTCGATTTCCCGGTGGGAGATCCGCTTGGCGGCCCGGCGTACGGGAAGCGTGAAGATGTCGGCAGCATCATCGGTGGCGCCGTTTCCGCAGTTGGGGGGATCGTGGGGGCTGGCGCAGCGTCGGACGCTGCTGACACCCAGGCCGACGCCGCGAACCGGGCTGCAGACCTGCAGAAGGCCGAGTACGACCAGACGCGCAGCGATCTCGCGCCGTACCGGAATCTCGGGACACAGTACATCCCGCAACTGCAGAACGCGCTCGCCAACCCGCTGCTCAGTTCGACCTTCAGCTACGGCAACTTCACGGCGCCGACGGCGGAAGAAGCGCAGGCGACGCCTGGCTACCAGTTCACCCTGGGGCAAGGACTGAAGGCGGCGCAGAACAGCGCATCGGCGCGCGGCCTGGGATCGTCTGGCGCCGCGATCAAGGGCGCCGAGTCGTACGCGACCGGTCTGGCTGATTCGACCTACAACGACGTGTTCAACCGCGACCTGTCGGCGTACACCACGAATCGCAACAATGCGCTAAGCAACTTCACGACGAATTACGGCGTCGCTAGCGATAACGTCAATCGCCTGCTGGGGCTCGTTGGCAACGGCCAGAACGCCGCTGCGCAGACCGGCGCGCTCGGGGCGCAGGCAACGAACAGCATCGCGAACAGCATCACATCGGGCGCCGCGGCGAGTGCGGCCGGCACTGTCGGCGCCGCGAACGCGCTGACGAACGGCCTCGCCGGCGCTTACAACAACTACACGAATTCGTCGCTGCTGAATCGACTCTTCCCGACCACGAGCGGCAGCCCGACGCTGTACGGCTCCGGCGCCTATGGGTCGGTGAATGCGAACAACCCGAGCGGCTACAACATCGGCAGCAACACCTACGGATTCACGACGGGGTAATCATGGCTCTCGATCCGAACATCGCCCTGCAAGTCCAGGCGCCGCAGATTCAAAACCCGCTGACGACCTATGCTCAGGTGGCCGGCATCCAGAACGCGCAGCAGCAGAACGCGCTGACGGGGCTCGCCATTCAGCAGGCGCAGCGGCAACAAGGTCAATCGGACGCGCTCAATGCTGCGTTCAAGGCGCCGGGCGCGGTGAATGCCGATGGCTCGCTAAACTCTGCCAGCATCCTCGGTGGCCTGGCGCAATCTGGCCAGGGTTCGGCCATTCCCGGTGTGGCGAAGCAACTCACCGAGGCGCAGACCGCGCGCCTGCAGCAGCAGAAGTCCGCACTCGAACTGGGCTCGCAGCATGCAAGCGCAATCGGCCAGGTGCTCGCCGACGTCAACGACCAGGCCAGCTATGACCGTGCGCTGCAGTACGGCCGCAGCACGTTTGGCGACAACGCGATTGCGTCTCTGCCGGCTCAGTACGATCCGACAGTCGTCAACCAATTGCGCGCGCAGACGCAGACCCTGCAGCAGCAGCTCGAGCAGCAGAACAAGCTTGTCGATCAGCAACTTCAGGCTGCGCAGTTCGGCGAAACGAAGCGCCACAACCTTGCTGGCGAGGCCACTTCGCAAGGTCAGCTCGGCGTGGCTCAACAGAATGCGAAAACGCAGCAAGGTCAGTTGGCTGTCGCTCAGCAGAACGCAGCGCGTCAGGCGCAGACCGCTCAGCAGGCCAACCAACAACAGCAGTCTCTATTGCAGGGCGGCCTTGCCACGTACGACCAAGCGCTCCATACGCTGGACAACCTGCAGAAAAGTCCGGGCCTCAGCGGCGCCGTTGGACTCAGCTCCATGTTTCCCACGAGGCCCGGCTCGGATACTGCCAATTTCGAGGCTCAACTCGACACGTTCCGCGCGCAGAATTTCTTGCCTATGGTCGCGAACCTCAAGGGCATGGGGGCGCTGTCGGATGCAGAGGGTAAGAAGCTCACGGATGCGGTAGGCGCGCTGAGCACGAAGCAGAGCGAACAGGCGTTTCGAGCCTCCCTGGATGAAATCAAGAACACGCTTCTTCAGTCGCGTGAGCGTCTTGCTGGGCAGCTCAATACGATCGCACCTGGCGTCTCCACGGCTCCAGCGAATCCCGTTAATTCTTCGACGCCCGTTGGTACGGTGCGGTCGGCGAACAACGGCAAGTCGTATCGGTTCGATGGGCATGGTTGGCTGGAGGTCCAATAATGGCTAACTACGTGACCGACCCGTCGCTGCTGTCGCAGTTGAACGCAGCGACACCGGCTGAATCGTTCACGCCGGCATCGTTCGGTGAGAAGTATGGATCGATCGCGCAGTCGATCGGCCAGAAGCTCGGTGTCGACCCGAATCTCGTGCTCGGTCAGCTCGGATTGGAGACGGGCTGGGGGAAGTCGGTCATCCCCGGAACCAACAACCTCGGGAACATCAAGGACTTCTCCGGCGGCGGCGTCGCGGCACGCGACAACATGACGGGCTCCAACGACCGGTATCGGGCGTATGCCGACCCGCAGGCGTTCGCTGACGACTACGCGAGCCTGCTGGCGCGCAAGTATCCGGGCGTCGTCGGCGCCGGCTCGGACGCGCAGAAGTTCACCAGCGGGCTCGCCGGCTATGCGGAGGACCCGCAGTATGCGGCGAAGGTCACGAGCGCCGCCGCGACGGCGCAACGCGCGAATCCGGGGCTGTTCGCTCGGGTCGGAAATGCCGTGGCGAGCGCGATCTCCGGTACCGCGAATGCTGCGACACCGGCGTACGTCACTGACCCGGCCATCCTCGGGCAACTCAACGGCACTCCGACCGCCCAACCCCGCGCGCAGTCGTCAGGCGACAGGACGCTACTGCAGCAAGCCGGCGATGCAGTCAGCGCCTTTGGCCATCACGTGATGTCTCCGATTCATGGGGGCGCGCAGCTCGTCGAAAACGCATTCAATTCGGCAGTTCAAGCGGTTGCGCCGAACACCGATTTCGCACGGAGTGTCCAAGCTACTGTCGACTCCGATCGAGCTGCCCTCGCTCGGCGCGAGCAGGAGTATCAAGCGAGCACCCCCGATAACGTGGGCTCGTATGCCGGCGCTATCGCAGGCGAAATCGCTCCGGCCTTGGTCGCTGGCGGTGCTCGCCTGATTCAGGGTGGCGCGGATGTCGCGGGCAATTTGGCAGCCAGATTCGGCTTGGGTCAAGGCGGAACGGCCGCGGCGCAATTGGCTGGCCGCACTGTTGCGAGTTCGGCCCTAGGTGGCGCCCTTGCCGCCACAACTCCGGTTCTGAACCCGGGGAACTTTGCGGACCAGAAGCTGCAACAAGTCGGCACTGGCTTGGCGGTGGGAGCCGTCGCTCCGGCAGCAGGCGATCTGACGGGTGCAGTCGGAAGCAGAGTCGGAAATACGCTGCGTTCTCTGGTGGATCCCTTCACGTCGAGTGGCGTGAACCGCATCGCGGAAAATTCGCTCCTGCGCTTTGCCAACGGGGGGCCTACTCAGGTCAACGCAACTCAGCTTGTTCCCGGCTCGCTGCCAACGCTGGCTGAAGCGACCGGCAATGCTGGCGTTGCTGGAGTGCAGCGCACGATGCGCGACCTCCAGCCGAACGCGTTCGTGCAACGCGAGGCCGACAACGCGGCAGCGCGCGCTGCACAACTCGAGGCCACGACAGGCACCAAAGCAGATATCGATGCCGCATCCCTGGCGCGCGATGCTCAAGCGCAACAAGCGCTTGGCTCTGTCTTCCAAAATGCCGGGCAAGCGAACGCTACCCCTGTCGTCCAGACCATCGATTCGATTCTGTCGGGCCCAGGCGGTCAAAGGTCGTCCGTCTCATCGACGCTGAACCGAATTCGGAACATGGTCGTCGATCCGCAGTCGGGAGCCGTCCAGTCCGACCCGAACATCCTTTACCAGTCTGTCAGAAAGGAGATTGGCGATCTCCTTGACCAGCGGATGGCGAATGCGAACCCAGCCGGGCTTCAGGCATCGCGCGAGCTGCTTGCGGTTCGGGATGAGCTCGACAACGCGATCGATGGCGCCGCGCCTGGGTTCAAGCAGTATCTCGCCGATTTCGCATCGGCATCCAAGCCGATCAGCGCCATGGAACACCTTCAAGGGCTCAACCTGACGAACGCAGAGGGGAATATCACGCTCGCGAAGGTTCAGAACGCCCTCAACGGCATCACGAAACAGCAGGCGAAGCCAGGCTCAAACCCTGCGAAAGCGGTCAGCTCGCAACAGATCGATGAATTGACTGCGCTGCGCGACGATCTTCTTCGCCAAAGCAACGTAGGAAAGGGGCAGTCCATCAAGACGACGACTGCGCAAAACCTTGCATTCCAAAACGTTCTTGCAAACGCGCTTCCGGCCAGGGCGGCCAACCTGATGGGAAGCGTAGGCCCTGCTGGGTTTGGGTCAGCTATTGGGACCGGCCTTGGGTTTGCGGCCGGTGGACCGATCGGCGCTGCCGCTGGCGCAACGATCGGCGGTGGTGTGGGGAAGGTCGCAGGGGGATTGCTGCAAGGTAGGAACGAGGCGATTCAGAACCGACTTATCGACCTATTGCTCGACCCGGCCGCCGGCGGCGCGGCCCTCAACCGTGCTGGTGGATCGTCGCAGCAGACGATTAGCAATGCGCTTGTGAATCGGCTCTTGCCATACCTCGCGCCAGCCACTGTCGGTGCGGGCACGGCGATTGGGACGCGACCAGCCCTGCCACAAACCCCGTAGGAAGCACAGAGCCATGTACCCGGCCAACCCATACAGCGCCTTCGGCAACAGTTCGTTCATGACGTTTTCCGTTCTTTCGATTCGGGGATTCTAGACCATGGCATCCATTCTTCCCAACGGGAAAACTCAGTTCATCGACCAGAACGGCCGGCCGCTCGTTGGCGGGAAGGTCTTTTTTTACGAGCCGAACACCGAGACGTTCAAGGACACCTTCACCGATTCGTCGATGACCACGCCGAATTCGAACCCGGTGATTCTCGACGGCAAGGGGCAGGCCACGATTTGGGGATCGGGCACCTATCGCCAGGTCGTCTACGATCGTCTCAACGTAGTGGTGTGGGACCAGATCGTCTCGTCGTCCACCTCCGCGGATGACCTGGCAGGCACAGGCGGCGCTGGCATGATCGGTCTGCCCGACGGCACCACGCTGGCTCAGGCCTTCAAGTCGGGCCTCAACAAGAACGTCACCTCCATCGCGATGCTGCGCACGCTGTCGGCCGCGCTTTTCACGATGGCATTCGCGACCGGCTACTACACGTCTCATGATGGCGGTGGCGGCGCGTATCAGCTCGACCCGAACGACACGACGAGCCTCGACAACGGCGGGACGGTCATCGTTGCGAATGACGGCGGCCGGTGGAAACTGCAGGTCATCGACACGGTGACGTTTCGGCAGTTCGGTGCCAAGGGTGACGGCACCACGGATGACACGAATTCGATCCAGGCATGCCTGAATTGCGGCCTGAGCAAGTGGGCTGTGACGGAAGGCCGGTTCGCGCACAACGGGTTCACCATCCCGCAGAAGGTGGGCTTCACGCTTTTCGGGACGGGCCCGAGCAGCACGCTCTTGCAGAAAGGCGGCTCGGTCAGGTTCCCGGCGATGGCAACGAATTGCTTCAACTCGCACGCGACGATTCGGGATATCGATTTCGACGGCACCAATGGCACTGCGGACACGCTCGACACCACGTATTGCCAGACGCTCGACATCATCAACACGACGTTCAACAACACGCCGGTCGGCCTGAGCTCGCTGAAGCTCGACGGCAACCCGGTGTCGGGGACGTATGCGCACGACGTGCGCGTGATGAACATCCGGATCTATTCGACTACTGCGGGCAACGCCGGCATCGCGCTCGGCTCGTGGCACTCGGATTCGTCGATCGACCGCTTCCAGATGGACGGGCAGTTCCAGGTCAATTACTGCCTCTACGCGAACATCAACGCACAGACGACCTACGTATCGAACTCGCACCCGTACAACGCGAAAAAGAACGTGGTGCGCCTGAACGGCAACAACACGCACTTCCGCTGGACGGATGTGACGTTCGATAACGCGCTTGAGCACACGTTCTACCAGCTCAACTCGGTCAACGGTCAATTCTCGAGCTGCTACTTTCAGAGCACGAACCCTGGTTGGTGCGCGGTCGTTCTCGACCACTCGTTCAACAACAATTTCACGAACATCAAGTTCGAAGCGCCCTTCGGGGTGGCGGCCGCGTGCTTCCAGGAGATCAACGGTTCGGACGGGAACAAGCTGGTTGTGTGGCAGGTGGACGATCCGGCTCACTGGACGGCGCTCGTCAACCTCACCGGCGGCAACAGCGTTGCGAAGGGCTGCCAGTTCTACGGCAAGTTCGATACCGTCTACCCGCTCGCCGGTGTAGCTCGATCGGCCCAGGCTCCGAACACGGCCGTCGACTATGGGGCGAATGGCGGTGTCGGCGGTCTGACGAACGAGGGGTGGTGCGCGCCTCTCGATGGGCTCATTCGCAGGCTTGTCGTGTTTTTCGATACTGCACCGGCCTCCGGCCAAACCTTCACGTTCAACCTGCGCAAGAACGGTGTCGCTGTGGCGGGCGCCATCGTGCCGGCGGGACAGTTCGGCGCGACGATCGAGCCGAGCCCGCCCACCGCGGTGCTTGCCGGCGATCAAATCAGCGTGCAATCCGTGTTCTCGCCCGGCGCGAACTCGGCATCACCCCGGTACTCGGTCGTGATGATTGGATGAAAAACAAACGATATGTGAGGGGTTATGGCGCTGCTCGACAACGTTGTGGGGACGGCCATCTACGGCGTTGCCGGCAGCCTTGGCATCAAATGGCTGATCGACTTTCTCAGGGAAGAGCGGTCGGCGCGGCGAGGCGAAAAGTCCGAATCGCTCGCCATCAAGCACCTGACGGACGAACTCGAGCGGATCTCGAAACGCGTCGAGCAACTGGAAAAGGACATCGCCGAGCGCGATGACGAACTGATGAAGGTCAACGAGGCACTCGATGAGCAGCGACGTCTCAGGCGTGAAGCCGAGGACGAGCTCGACAAGGAAAAGCGCGCACGTCGTGCGCTTGAGGATCGAGTCGCCGAGCTGGAGCGAAAGCAATGAAGCATGTCCCGCAGATGCCGGCTACCTGGAAAGGCGTGCTCGGCCTGTCGATCCTGATCGTCCTCATCGTCTCGATGAGCATGCAGGTCCAATCCTGGCTCGATGCCGGCGAGCGTGCGTCGATGGCTGCCTATTGCGAACGCCGCGTGCTTGAGGTGCGCAGCGAGTTCGGGAGCCGGGCCATGGAGCGAGATGATGTCGTCAAGCAGGTGAGGGACTTGGCCGAGGGTATCCACCAGGATGTGCAGGACACGCTCAAGCTGCTGCGCCAGCGCGTGCCCGTCACCGACAAGATCGCGCGCAAGGTCGATGCGATCGATGACAAGGCGCACGCCGCGGTGGCGGAGGCGAAATCGGCCAAGGTTGAGGCCGCGAAAGCCGCGCGCGCTGCCGAAGCCAATTCCACCGTACCGCCGGTGGCCACCGGAACGATCAACGAAACCGTGCGCGCCATCAATCGAGGATCGAAATGAAGATCATCATCGCCGTCCTGATTTGCATCGTCGCCGCCGCCTGTGCGTCTCCGCGGCCGCGCTATACGCCGCGCATGCCATGCCCTGACCTTCCCGAGTTGCCGGCGAGCGCAACCCGAGCCGAGCTCGAGCAGCACGATTTGACCGTCGTGCGCATGTACGGCGAGTGCCGCAAGGCGCGCCGCGTCAATCCCCGCGTCACTGAAGGAGCCAAGCAATGAGCACGATCCCCGACGACTTGATCAACGGCGTGATCGCCCGCGAGGGAGGCTACGTCAACAATCCGGCCGACCGCGGCGGCGAGACGAACTTCGGCATCACGGCGTCGACGGCGCGCGCATTTGGTTACCAGGGTTCGATGCAGGCGATGACGCAGGCGATGGCGGCCCAAATCTACAAGCAGCGGTACTGGACGGCGCCGAAACTGGATCAGGTGGCGGCAATCGATTCCTCTCTGGCCGCCAAGCTGCTCGACATCGGCGTCAACATGGGCCCGGCAACTGGCGTGAAGTTCATGCAGCGCGCCCTGAACGTGCTCAACCAGCAGGCCATCACGTACCCGGATATCGCGGTCGACGGCGGCATCGGGCCCATGACGCTTGCTGCTCTGCAGGCTTTCTACGCTGCGCGCGGCGATGCCGGCCGTGGCGTTCTTCTCGGCATGATCATCGCCCAGCAGTCGGTCCGCTACATCGAGTTGGCCGAGCAGAATCCCAGCCAAGAGGTCTTCGAGTATGGCTGGCAACTCAACCGCGCGTTCGGGAGTGCATCATGAGCACATGGGGTGACGTCGCATCCGCGGTATCGAAGTTCGCGCCGATTCTCGGTAATGCGGTCCCGGGCGTCGGGACGGTGGTGGGCGCCGGCGTGGGTCTGGCCGCTTCGGTGATCGCGAAGGCCCTGGGCACCGATCCATCGCCTGACAGCATCATGACGGCTCTTGCTGCAGATCCTGACGCGGTGGTGAAGCTCAAGCAGGCCGAGATGGATCACGAGCGCGACCTGGCTCAGATCGCCGCGCAACGCGAGGCTGCGGCCCTGGCCGCTCAGACGGCGCAGTATTCGGCCGAGGCAGCAGACCGGGACAGCGCGCGCAAACTCGCCGCGACGCAGCCGCGCGATTGGGTTCGGCCGACGATTACCTTCGGGCTGCTGTTCGGCGCCGTGGCGATCCTGGTCTTCGTCTTCAAGGGCGACTCCGCGATCCTGCGTGACTCAACCACCAGCCTGACCGTCGGCACCGTCATCGGCTACTGGTTCAACGAGCTCAAGCAGACCCTCGCGTTCTGGTTCGGCACCACCCGCGACGCCACCCTGACGAATGCCAAAGTGGCCGACTTCGCCGTGTCGCCGGGTAGCGTGACGACGCCTGGCAGCCCGAGCAAAACCACCAGCAACTGAGGACCGCAACCATGACGACACTGGCCGATAATCACCCGATCGCCGTCATGCTTTCCCTGAACGAGAATGCCGATCGCTTCTACTCGCGCGAGCTGAGGCGAATCGAAATCGAGTACCAGGAAATCCAGATGCGCAAGCGCGGCATCAAGCCACCAAAGAAGCGCGCCAGCCCCGCGAAGCGCATCGCCGAGCGGCAGCGCCTCAAGAATCTTGCTGCGAAGCAGCCCTGACGATCGGAGATCGACATGACCAAGACCGCGATGCAGCCCCTCAACATGCAGGACACCGCTTCGTCGACCGGCGCGCGCTCGTTGGGAACGGCGGTCAGCGTGACCGCGGCGCCGCAGCAGGGCGATGTGTTCGTGGGGCCATCCATTCCGGACGGTGCCACGCTCGAGAACGTGACGGTATCGATCGGCGGTGTCGATGGTGCGAAAGCGCCCGCGTTTCAATATGCCGTCGCATGCGATGGGCTGCCGGTTATCTCGGAAGGCGGCGTCGGCTATGTGATGGCCTCGACTGAAGGCTTTGGCCCGACTCGTATGTCCGGCCCGGTGACGCTCACAGTGACCAAGGCGCCAGCCAGTTTCACGGCCGGCTCGATCACGCTGATGGTCTACTTCACCCCCCCCGCGACGACGTCCTGACTCGCCACGCGCGCCACAAAAAGCCCACCGTGTGGTGGGCTTTCTCCTACTTAGTCACCGCAGGCCAGACACTTCGGCCCACCCAGCTCGCTCGGCCGCAATGTCGGGTGGTCGACGTACAGCGGCTGCAGCACGCGGTCGTGGATCTCGCCCAAGATGGTGGCGACCGCCATGCGGCACACATCTTTCTCGTTCTCGGCGAGCTGCGGCCACGCGCGGTAGAGCGCGACGTTGATGTCTCGGCTGACGTCGAGCATGGCCTGGTGGAATTCCTTCGCGACTTCCTTGTCCTTGATCATGGTGTTTCCTGAGGCTCAGCAGCCGCTGCGGGCTGCGCATTGATTGACGCAGTTCCAGAACGCGAAACCGTAGTCTTGGGTGGGAAGGTGCGTAAAGCTGCATCCAGCTCGGCAGTCTGCCCTTACGCGCGAGCAGTCGACGCGCTTGCCCTTGACGATTCCGGCGGGGTCGTTGGCATCACTTCGGTCTTGCATGTTTCGTCTCCGAGCGCCTGGGATTCAGTTCGACATGAAAAGCGATCCCGGCGATGCACCTTCAAGAATCAAAGGTGCCGATGAATGCTATTGGTTTGATCGGAGCTTGTCGGTCAAATTTTCCTAACAGGCACGTAATCCGTTCGGTATTACTCATGCGCCAGGATGGGGAATTTAAGATTCGGTTAAGGAAAAACCACCTGGGCTGCCGAATCATTCTCCGCTGCGAGCCGCCCTTCTTCTTCCCCAATCACCCGGATTGATTTGAATCACCCAAATGAAAAAGGCCCGCCAAGCGGCGAGCCTTATGAATACTGCTGGCGGAGAGAGGGGGATTCGAACCCCCGATAGGCGATTAACCTATACACGCTTTCCAGGCGTGCGACTTAAACCACTCATCCATCTCTCCAGCAAGAGCGAGAGTATAGCAGACTCCAACGGCGGCTCGCCAGCCCCACCGCAAGGCCCATTCATCGCGGCGACCCTTCAGCCCGAAGGCCCGCCGGCACCGGCCATCCGCTCGCGCGTCGCCTCGTCGACACGCTCGCGAAACCGCTGCAGCGCCGGCACCTTGCGGGTATGCGCCTGCCCATACGCGAGGTTGAACGCATAGTCGAAATCGGGCGGATTCTCGCCCTGCGTGTGCTGCAGGATCGTCTCGATCTTGTCGAGCGCCTTCACCGCGCGCGCTTCCGGCGTGGCCGCCCGCGCATACTCGTCCCACAACGCGACGATCCTCTCGCGCATCGGCGCATCGAGCGTTTCGCCGAGGCGCAGCAGATCGCGTCGCTCGACGGCATCCTTGTCGCTGCCCGGGGCCTGCTCGGGCGCCGGCACGTCGTCGCCCAGCGCCTCGCCCAGGTCGTGCACCAGGCAGAGCTCGAGCACCCTGCCGCGGTCGACCTCGCCCAATTGATCCATCAGCACCATCGCCATCAACGCGAGCCGCCAACTGTGCTCGGCCGTGCTCTCGCATCGGCCACCCGAGGTATGGCCGCTGCGCAGCACATCCTTCAGGCGCTCGCAGCCGCGCAGGAAATTCAGTCGTGCGTCGATCAACGCATCGTCCATGGGAACCACCTCGAATACTCGATTGATCGGCCACTATACGGCGCCGGGCGGGTCCGCTCCACGCATGAATTATGCGTCGCCGCCCGCCCGATCATTCGGCATTCAAAGCGTTTCGACCAGGCGCGCCAGCGTCCCGTCGGACAAGGTGAAACGCGTCCAGCGGCAGCGGCTCGCACGAATCGGCACCTGCGGCGAGTCGTTGGACCCGGTATCGAATTCGATCGAGGGTGCCGGATGATCTTGCCAGCCCGCATCGCGCAAGGACTGCTCGCGCGCCACGATCTCGGCCGTCGCGAACGGCCAGAGCGACGCGCCCATCAGCGACGACAGCGGCGCCGCGAACTCCGCGGCTCGCGGCGTGGAGCAGGCCAGCAGCCGGTGCGTGAGGTCGCACACGAGATGAACGGGACGGGTGTGATGGCTCACGAGGCGCTCGAGCGCGCGATCCGCCGCCGAGTCGAGGCGCGCCGACAAGCAGGCCTCGATGCGCCGCAGTTCCTCGTGCGACACCGCCTGGGTGCCGGCTTCCCAGCGCGATATCGTCGACTGCGATACGCCGAACAGCGCCGCCGCATGCTCCTGCTTGATCCGGCGCAGCGTGCGCCACCGACGCAGGCTCGCGCCCGGCGAACAGGCCAGCTCGGACGGCGGCAAGGACGTGGTCGTTGCCTGGTTAGACGATATCGGTTTCAT